GATTCCAACAATGTGGAATGGGGGGATGATAGAATGAACAACATGTCAATAGCAGCTACTGGATATGTAGGTAAAAATTTGCTTGGAACTGGAATTCAACAATCTCTTGTTGCACTTGCTGCTGCCATTGCACAACAAAAGGGGGGATTAAATCTGCCATCAGGAGCAATAAATCAAGCAGCATTATTAAAGGGTGCAGGTGCTGACTTAAATATGCCAGAGATAAAAACAGCATTAATGTCAATGGTATTGAAAAATGCTGGATTTGAAGTTTCCCCCGAAAGTATTTTGGCAAGGGGTGCTGGATTGGTTCCAAATTCAAATCTTGAACTCTTATTCAGAGGTCCAACTCTCCGTCAATTTCAATTCGCATATCGTTTTAGTCCAAGAAGTGAACCAGAGGCAGCAGATGTAAGAAGAATCATCAGATTCTTCAAGCAAGGAAGTGCTGCAAGAAAACTTAATGCAACAAAAGGTGCTGGTTATGGTTCAGTATTTCTTGGTTCTCCTAATGTGTTTAAGTTGGAATATAAAACTGTAGGAGGAAAATCAATCGCAGGTGTAAATAAATTTAAAATATGTGCTCTTCAAGGAGTATCCGTAAATTATGCTCCTGATGGTCAATGGTCAGCATATAAAGAAGGACAACCAGTTTCTTACACAATGTCTTTAGGATTTCAAGAAATTGAACCCATATACGAAAGTGATTATCAAGATACAATATTTGATGGTCTATCTGGTGATTATAATGAAATCACAGAAAACGATATAGGATACTAATATGTCATACTTCAGAGAACTTCCCAACTTTGAGTACGTCTCAAATTTTCCAAATCAAAGTTTTAATGATGATTATACTGTAACAAAAAATCTATTTAAAAGAGCAAAACTTAGAGATGATATTGCAAATGCAGTTTCTGCCTTTGAATATTACCAAATAATAGATAATGAGAGACCAGACCAAGTAGCACAAAAAGTTTATAATGATTCATCTCTTGATTGGGTTATTCTAATCTCAAATAACGTTACAAATCTAAATGACCAATGGCCTTTAGATAATAATAGTCTTTATAAGTATCTTTTGGATAAGTATGGTGATGACGAAACAATAGCACAAGTCCATCACTACGAAACGATAGAAGTTAGAGATAGTTTTGATAGATTGATTCTTCCTGGTGGTTTGCAAGTTGATCCACAAAAAACAATATCAGTCACAACAAACACAACAGATACTGAATATAATCTATCTGAGTTTCCAAGTGCTGATGCCGACAATGTAATCACAATTAATTTAAATCAATTTGTTCGTGTTTTTGGAAATTATATATCTAACGAAAATACTGATGCCATTGTAAAAGATATTGAAACTAATAAATCCTTCCTACAAGTAAAAGCACGAGATACAAACACACCAATTTCAATTATAAACACTTTATCAAATTGGCCTAATAGTTGGGGTGGAAGTTTTTCAGTAGTTGGAAGAAACAGTATATCTACAACTATACAAGTCGGTGATGTTGTCTTTGATAATGATGTTGCATTAGACCCAACACTGTATGAAATTGTCGGAGAAATTCAAGACGGAAAGGTTGTTCCAGTATTTAAATTCCTACCTCAATCCTAAATAAAAATAAAAAATGGCAACTCCATTACCTGGCGTAAAAATAAAAATATCTACAGAAAAACAAGATACCAAAATCACTGCACCAGCAGGAAACGTAGTATCAACAAAAAATAGTTTTAAAGCAGTTTCAAATTATGAATATGAGGTTGACCAAAACGAAAAAAAAAGACTTATTTTAATTCTAAAACCAGAATTTCTTTCAGTATTCATAAGTGATATGAAGAACATTATGAAATATGATGAGTCTTCTCAATACATTAATCAAACAACTAAACGTGGTTATAATCCAAAAACAACTGGGGTATGAACCCTACAGACAAAAAAATACCCCCGATTTTTTTCGGGGGTAAAATGGATTTAAAAGTTGATTTTGAAATCAGTCTGATGCCAACTTTTGAAAGTATGAAAGTGCGTCATCTTCATCTTCATCATCATTAGAAACAGAAGAACGAACTGAAGTAGTTTCTTTCGCAGGACGTGAAACTTCAACTTCTTCCTCCTCATCAATCGTCTCGGGGTCTTGATACTTAGGAGTTCCTTTGAGACCAAGTGTATAATCAAGACGTTTCTTCAAATCTTCATAAGACTTGAACTCACCTGGAGCAACAAAGTCATTCAAGTTGTTGAGTGTCTTATAGATTGTTTCCAGTTCATCATCGTCTTCAAGAAGAACAGAAGATGGTGCGAACTCGGACTTATCGTAGTTCCAATAACCATCTTTCTTTACCAACTTCAGTTTGAAGTTAGCACCCTTCCAGAAATCAAAAGGATTGATTGGTTCTTCATCATCAAACTCTGGTTGCATAGAAGCCATAATCTTATCAAAGATTTTCTTACCAAACTTATAAAGAAAAACTTTTCCTTCGTTTGATGGATTTGCAGGGTCTTTTACAACATAAATGTTTGCAAAATAAGAAAGTTTACGCTTACGATCACGAACAATATTTTGATTGTCCTTACTGCCAGTATTCCAAAGTTCACGGTTTGCTTCACATACAGGACAGTTTTGTCCCAAAGTAGTGAGGCAATTATCAATCATCCATTTTCCATTTGATTGAAATGCGTGAGACCAAACTTGAACCCAAGGCAGATCACAACCCTCTGGTGCAGGAAGAAATCGAATGATTGCGGAACCAGTACCACCCTTATCCATTACAGGTTTCCAAAAACGATCATCATCTTTGGAACCACTGTCGTTAAGTTTCTCAACTTGTTTGATGAGTTTTTCGGTCAAAGAACCCAGCTTTGATTGCTTCTTCAAATCAGCAAATGACATTTGTATTCTCCATATTAGTTGTATTGAGACGTATTGTACATATTAATTGTAGCAGTAATGAAGTTATTTGTCAAGTGTTTCTTCAAGGTTTTGGATTGACTCTTCCAGTTTTTCAAAGAAAGCATTCAAATTATCTCCTGGTTTCAATCCAAAAATTTTGGCAGAATCCAGAATTCTATTTTTCATTTCAATTGCTTCTGGGTCATCAGACAATGATAATCTAAAAACAAAATTTTTTTGTTTTTCTAAAAAAAGTTTCATCTTATCAAGATGTTCCTTTTTTTGTTTTGAGTCAAAGAAAGGAAGAGAAAACAATTCATCAAAAATACTCTGCTGAAGTTCTTCCAATTCAAGTAAAGATTCTCTGACTTGTTCCGAATCAAAAAATCTACTCATAACACAATCTCCTGAAGAACTTTCTTGTACTTTGCTACATCAATATTTAGAAATGGTTTGTATTTTATAATTCTTAACCTAACGGTTTCCCATACTGGGTCTGTTATTTTTTTATCAAATTTTTTAACATAACCCAATATCATATCCAATATCACCATTGTTTCTAAACTGACTGCTTTTTGAAAATACTTTTTAAGAATTTCTGGATGTTGATTGTTTTTTATCTCAAACAATTTTTCAAAATTATCCTTTTGGATAAAAATTTCACATTCAGTTTTAAACAAATAAAAAAGACTCTGAGATTTTTTCAACCAATTAGTATATGTTTCTTCCCCACTACGAATAATTTCACCAATCCAAAGTGATTGTGGGTCATTACATTCAACAAAATTTGCAACAAAATATGCTTTGATTTCATCATCACTCTTCTGTCTAGAAGTTCGTTCAAAGAAAAATCTATCTTTCCTCTTATGAAAAGAGTCCAGAGATGCTCTGGACTTTCCACAATACTTAAAGTAATCGTATGATGGTTTATTAAAATGATTTTTTATTGCAAGATAGGTTTTATATACATCAAATGGAGTCACAACGGCAATTTAGCACGAGTAGTTTTTTTCAAAAAATTCAATTCAATAGCATCATTTTTAATTTTTTCCTTTAATGGTTTTGAAATTAGTTTAGAAACCGTTTCAATTTCAATGCTATTCTCTTCACAATAAGTAACGATTGCATCAATATAATTAATTTTAGAATTTTTTACAATATTTTCTATATCCTGTGCAAACCTTTGAGGACATAAAAACTTACTATTTAATTCGTCCTTTACTTTATCATTCATATTGGTGAAGTTTATCTCTAACAAATTCTCTAATATATTCGGTGAGTAATTTAATGTATTTTTGTTTGTCATATTCTTCATAAACAATGCATTCTCCATTTTCACAAGCCATAATGATGACTAATTTCTTTACCATTATACCAGTAATCTCGTATAACATACAACCATATGCCATACACTGAACAAAATAGTGTTCAATCCACTCTCTTGGTTTTGGTTTTTTAGAAGTTTTAAAGTCGATTATTGCTAACTCACCATTATACTCTCCGATACAATCTACAGTTCCTGCAATACCAAGAACTTTACTGTAAAGAGAACCTTCAAGAGCATGAATATTATTTATACAATTTAATTCTGGTTTTGCAATTTTGAAGAGAAAATCAGATAAAGGTTGGACTGGTGGAAGGTCTTTATTGTAAAGATAATTTTCCACCAGTGTATGCATATCAGTTCCACGACTGGTTGCTTGTTTAGTAATTTTATCTGCTTGCTTTTCCCCAACTTTTTTTCTCCAATCAGCAAAGAACTGACGGTTCTTATGACTGGTTACAGAGGTAATTGAAACAAGTTTAATTGGTTTATCTTCTTCTGGTATTGTGTAATAACGAACACCATCTATGGTTTCCCTTTCAAGTTTTGGAAGATTAATATCAATATGAGTGAAAAGATTACTTTTTATTTGTTTTTCACCATATAATTCATTATATTTTTCAATTAAAGGATTAGACATTAATAACCTGCTTCCATTTTTGCAACAATATATTCCTTAACAAGTCCAGACCTACAAATATCATCTACTCCAAATTCAATAATATCAAAAGATTCCATCTTTCTTAGAATATTCATAAAATCACTAATGCCGTTTCTTTCATTTGTTTTAACCAAATCAGATTGTGTGGCATCTCCACAAAAAATAATTCTGCTATTTTCACCGACACGAGTAATGATAGAATCCAATTCGTGAAAATTAAGGTTCTGATATTCATCAACAATAATGATTGAATTATCAAGTGTTGTACCACGAATAAAAGATGTGCTCCAAAACTTTACAGTTTCCTGAGATTTGAGATTACCATAAAGCATCTCAAAATCAGCATCACTGGGCATTTGGAACATATACTTTACCATATTCTTATAAGGAATTTGATAAAGAGCAGACTTATCATCGTGGTCTCCTGGAAGAAAACCAATCTCACGAGTTGCTACAAGAGAACGAACCACATAGATTTGTTCGTATGGTGTTGTCTCATCTAATACATCTTTAAGTGCATTATAGAGACTGATAAATGTTTTACCAGTACCAGCACAACCATAAGCAACCAAATGTTTTCCGTTTTTATATGATTCAAAAAGTTTTCTTTGATTCTCTGTTAAAGGTTCAACATCAATGAGATAATCAGCACTGATTGGTTTTCTCCTCTTCATCTGTTTGGATGTGTAACCAACACCAATTGGTTGATTGTCATTGTTTCTTCTTTTTCTTGCCATAGTTAAATCGGTTTTACGTTTGCCCCAGGAACCTTTGAAACTTTAGAAAGTACCTCATTCCATCCAGGATTTCTGCTGACGTGCTTACTTAGCATATCACCAATCTCTCCTGGTGTGGCACATCCTTGTGACCAATCACGGGACCAAGGTTTATTATTTTCATACCAATCCATAATATCATGGACACTCATTTCAATAACTTTTTTTTCACCCGTTTCCGGATTATA